CATGGTAAAGCTTACGGTATTCTCCAGATCCGTAAAGAAATGATCGAGGACGCAAATCGCATTTCACGTCACGAAACTTATATTCTTGAAGATGCTGAAAACCCTTTAAAAGCTAGAGAGATCGCGCTTAAAGTTCTTACATACTACAATGACTATATCCTTCGTGTAGAACATCGTGAAGCCACTGCTCAAGAACTAGCTTATATCTGGAATGGCGGCGGTTCAACTTGGAAACGAGTATTTCATCCTCGTCACGACGAAAAGCAATCACACCTTGAGATCTATTGGAACAAGGTCTCGAAATACTATCGTTGATAAATATCGCTAGTTAATTGACACTTAATGTTTATTTCCTAGAGCCTATTTCAGTCACGAAGTAGAAAACTCAAAAGATTTCAGTCACTCCCATGGTGACTTATCTATCGTAAAAGCGACTTTACGAAATAGCCTCTAGCAAATAAACATTTTTGTGTTGTACATTTGACGAGAGCGTGATAAGATATTTTATATGAAGACAAAATATGTCCGTCAAGAATTGATTGATCTCTTAAGAGAAACAGCTGTGACTATCAATTTCACGAAAGTAGATGGTACTAAGCGTGACATGAAGTGCACATTGGTTTGGGACTTTATTCCTATAGAGCATAGACCTCAATCGAAAAAGAATGATGACGAAGCGCCTGCTCGTAAAGAGAACCTAGATACTATTCGAGCGTTTGACCTCGAAAAGTTCGGTTGGCGTTCATTCCGTCTTGATTCTATAAATTCAGTTGAAGTTTAATAATTCTATATGTCTATTGATTCTATCCTTAAAGCCTCAAAACAAAAAAAGAAACACAAGCCTGCAATAAAGCCAGTTGTAGACGAGAGATACACTGGTAAAGAACCTATCTGGGATAATTGGCAATCATGGACTGTAGATGAATTCATGCAGGAAAGATTTCGTGCGATTAATTTCTATTCTTATTACTTTACCTCAAAAGAATTAAGACCTGCAGTTGTCGATTGGATGTCGACACATGGTTATACAAAAGAGGAGATTAGAACTTTTAATAAGTCACCTGACCACTGTCCTGGAGTCACCGCTGGAGGACTTTGCACGAGTATGAATAGAGGCATGCCAGCTATACATCCTGAAGCTCAGGCTTATCATGATAAGATGGCAGGAGTTGGAGGAACTGCACGTTCAGATGAAGATTTCGTGAGAGAAGCAATTCTTGATGCTATACTTCAAGGATCAAAGGCTCGTGAAGAAGCACAAGCTTTAGCAGAAGACACCTCAGTTGAATCCGCAATATCACCTATGGTTCGTCTTCAGAAGAAGACTCAATCAACAATTATTCTTGATCTCGATATCATGCTTGATACCTGGATGGACGCCGACACTGATATAAAGGGTATTCTGGTTTATGATAAGATGAGAGAATATGATCTACCCGCAGCATCATGCACTCAGGTTTTAAATTGGCTTAATCGATATCGCGACTCAATGCAAGCTGCTCTTGATAAGACTGATCCAGATCTCGTAGAAGGATATAGGTATCTTAATGCTAAGCAGCTAAGAGCTCGTATTGATGCTCTGGAATCAATGTCTCAGGACTTAAACAAGTTTAAACACACTGCAAAAGCCCAGAGAGCTCCAAGAGAGAAGAAGCTACCTTCTGCAATGAGGCAGGTTGAGAGATTAAAGTATTGTAAACAAGATAATGATTTCAAGATCACTTCAGTGAATCCTATTCGAGTTGCAGGCGCTTATCGTCTCTTAGCATTCAATGTTAAAACAAGAACGCTGTTTGACTATGTTGCGCAATCTGCAAATGGTATACTCATAAAAGGTACATCTCTAAAGAATATCGATGAACAAGCTAGCAGGTGTATTCGTCTCAGAAAACCTGATGAGGTACTACCTATAATCTTAAATGGCACTCCTAAACAAATCGAGAATGCCTGGAGCAAGCTTACTACAAAAGAGTCTAAGCCGAATGGCAGAGTCAATGAAGAGATAGTCCTATTAAGAGTCTTCGAGAGACGTATAGATAATTAATTCGAATATAAAGTTGAGTGGCGAATTATTATTACCTGTACAGCTTTATAAATCGTGTATATAATTCAATCATCAAATACATGCTGGATAATCTTCTAACAAAAACAAAATTAGCTGCAATTGTCGAAAAGCTGGTTCAAACAGAAAAAATGACATATACAGAAGCCGTCCTTCACGTGTGTGATGAACGACACCTCGATCCCGCTGATATGGGTAAACTTATTGCTCCTACTATCAAATCTAAGATTGAAGCCGAGGCAATGAAAGCTAATCTATTACCCAAGAGCAATTCTCTCGATAGTTTCATAAAATAATAATGCAACCTTGGGATGCGTACTTAATATATAATGCTGTTCGTCTTCACTTTGATAGTGACGACTATGACGTATTTAAGTACAACTATAAAACTTCAGCGAAAGCCAAGTCGTTCTTTCAACGTAAGGATAGATTCTTTTTCGCTAAACTAGCAAAGAAGTATCCTGACAAACAAACTTTGGTCGACTTCCTAGTGGCAAACTTTACTCTTCGTGAGAAAGGTGGTTGCTGGGCAGGAGATCTTGTCGATCCAGTAAGTGATGAGGCTTATAGATTCTGGCTTAAAAAGAAAGAATCCATGACGTACTTCTTCACTGAACAAGTCGATACACTAGGGAATTATTGTGAGAGGAATAAGATCTATTTCGATAACTTATTAACGAGTCATGGAAATAATCCTCCGCTCATTGTAAAACTCTATACCGAGCATACCATTGAGTTAGAAACTTTGGTGATACTCGATCTCATGGTCAACTTTATGAAACAAACGAAGGTAACCGAGACAATCTTTTGGCCGGATTTCCACCGTAAGGTTCTAAAGTATAGACCATTCCTGAAGCAAAATGTGGATCTTAAAAAATATAAGGACATTGTTCTTAAAAGATTTACACTCGCTAAAGGGTGATTATATTATGATACGCTGTTATACAAACAATACAAAACAATACTACACTAATAAAATACTATGTCATTCGCAGATCTAAAGAAAAATCGTGCTAGCGCAATCAATAAGTTGACTGCAGCAGCAGAAAAAGTTGGTGGAGCAGGTGAAAAGAAATCCTATGAGGATAATCGTTTCTGGACTCCAACCGTAGATAAAGCAGGAAATGGATACGCAGTTATTCGCTTCCTTCCAGCATGCAAGGGAGAAGATCTTCCTTGGATCCGTTATTGGGATCACGGCTTTAAAGGCCCAACAGGTCGCTGGTACATCGAGAACTCTCTGACTTCGATCGGTCAAACTGATCCTGTAGGCGAGTTGAATTCCGTACTCTGGAACTCTGGCCGAGAAGAAGATAAAGAAATCGCTCGCGCTCAGAAGCGTCGCCTACACTATGTTGCAAACATCCTTGTAGTTTCTGATACAGCCAATCCATCAAATGATGGTAAGGTGTTCTTATACAAGTTTGGCAAAAAGATCTTTGATAAGATCGTTGACATCATGCAGCCTCAGTTCGAGGACGAGAAACCAGTCAATCCATTCGACTTCTGGGAAGGTGCAGACTTTAAGTTAAAGATCCGTAATGTTGAAGGATATCGTAATTATGATAAGTCCGAGTTTGCTTCTCCCGCTCCTCTTTTCGGTGGAGATGAAAGTAAACTTGAAGACGTCTATAATAATCTTTATTCTCTCAAAGAATTTACAGATCCAAAGAACTATAAGTCCTATGCAGAACTTTCCAAGAAGTTAAAGGAAGTACTCGGAGATACAGGTCAGTCGCTTGCAACAGCAGCTACAACTGATCTTGAAGAAAGCACGCCAGCTCCTCGTAGAGATTCGGTAGCTGCTTCAGCTCCACGTTCAGTTTCCAGTCCAGCTGCGGCTGACAGTGATGACTCCAATGAAGACGAAGGTACACTTAGTTACTTCGCAAAGCTAGCGAAGGAAGACTGATAGTCTGCAATAAAGTCACTATATTATGCAAAGGGAGAGGCTAAAACCTCTCCCTTTTTTATTGTTAGAATCCAGCGTAAGATGGAGTCATCATCCAAGATGTTCTATCAGGAACATTATTGGTGTTATAAGTGATCGAGCTTGAATTATTCGTTGTTCCAGAGTGTTTCTGATCTGGTGAAGGAGCTGGAGCACGAGTTGAAGCTGCAGCATTTGCATTTGCAGTATCAGATTGCATAGCATTGATCTCAGCGCCTGTTGTAGGTGTTGAGGCTGGAGCGATTTGATCTGGTGCGGTTTGACCCATTGGAATACCGATCTTATTCAATTCAGCACCAGTCGGAGCCGCAGTTACATTACTTGCTTCTGGTGAAGTTGCTGGAGCAGGAGTTGCAGTTACATTACTTGCTTCTGGTGAAGTTGCTGGAGCAGGAGTTGCAGTTACATTACTTGCTTCTGGTGAAGTCGTTGAAGCGGGAGCTGCAGAGCTTGCACCCTTTTCATCACCAGTAGGTAGACCTAGCATCGTCAATGCTTTCTTTGTAATATCAAATCCAGCAACTTTTGCTAGGAACTGAACAGGAGCAAGAAGTGTACGAATCAAAGCTGCAAGTACATCTTTCAAGAGATCCACAAAGTTTCCTTTCCCAGTGATCATCTTCTTGAAGTCATCGAACATCTTTGGTATTCCACCAAACATATCCTTGAAGTAACCTACGATCGCATCGATTGTATTTCCAATGATCTTTGTTAGGATGTCAGAGAATGAGAAGCTGTCCAATGCTTTTTGTACATTGGAGAACCCAAGCTTTCCAGCAATCCAAGAAACTGCGTTCTTGAGTAAATCTAATAACCCACCAACAAGTCCGTCTACGACCTTCGAGAATCCAGCCTTAAGTCCACCTATAATCTTATCTCCTAGGTCACCCTGAGTATTTTTAAAGCCATCTATGAATCCTGTAATAGCATCCCAGGCACTCATTATGATTGTGAGAGGTAGCGCTAATTTACCGAGTAGTTCACCGAATACTTTACCAAAGCTAAAAAACTTCTCGGCAATGAACTTGAGTTTACCGAACCATTCCATTAAAGGACCAAAGATCTTACCAAAGATACCAACAGCTTCTTCTCCCTCTTCAAGAGTTGAGAATAACTTTTTAAGCTTACCGAATTCTTGACCGACTGCTTTAAAAGCTGAAACGATATCCTTGATCCATTCACCTTCGGTCAAGAAGGTTTTCACCGCAGTGTACATCTCTTTGATCTGAGCTCCAAAAGCTTTAAAGCCTTCACTGATCGCTTCGACAGATTTTGTGAAGCTTTCGGCAATGTCAGAACCTATCGATTTAATCTTTGATACAACGATCTTGAGGTCTTCTGCGAGTTGAGAGTTCTTAGCGGCTTCAATGAATGCTTTTACATCTTCAACTAAACTGGAACCAAATTTCTTGATGCCATCAATTACAGCTTTAATGTCTTCAGCAAGTGGTGAGTTCTTCAC